CTCTAGCTACAGCTAAACTTTTGTAAGTTGTAGATAATTGAGCAAGTGTTGGGAATTTAGCCATTAGTATGAACCGGTTATGTTATTGTTAATCGCATTTGATAATGCAGCAATCTCAACATTTGTTAGAGATGCGGTGTATATCAACATTGAATGTGCAAACATTTGGAAATCTTCTACATCATCAGAATCTAACCAATAAGTGTATCCTGCATTTTGTGATTGGAATTGTAATGAACTAGTCTCCTTAGTTAAGATTAAGTTTCCATTTTGGAATACTGATGCAGTGTTACCATTCTCTACTCTTACAGTCATCATACTCAATGAAGAAGATGTAAATGTAGATGCAGAAATTGGTAATTCTAATGTATGAGTTGTATTATCGTTCCAATATGTTTCCAATACAATGTTAGAGCCAGAAGAGTAAATCTTATTTGCTCTTTGTAATGAAGTTTCATAGTTTCGGTTTCTAACAAATCCATAATTCTTATCCTTTTCCCATGCTCCGTAGAATACATAAGTTTGATTAGAAGAACTTGCGAAAGAGCCGGTATTAAAGAATACAGATTTATTACAATTGAATACATTCGGCCAATCCCATGCGTTGAATGAGCCCGTAGATAAATAAACAGGACAATCAGGTCTGTTTTCTCCACAGCCTTCATCCTGAGAATCTATACCGATAACTCTACTACATGCACTCTCACTTACTAATTGTACACTATCATACCATAAATCGTTATTCTCAATAGAAGCAGAGAAGAAGTTACGGAAGTTTAAGTAAGAACTTAATCCTCTAGTTACTATTGCAGGTGCTAAAGTAGTTGTAGTACTTGTCGTTGTTGTAGTAGTAGTGGTTGTAGTAGTGGTTGTAGGTCCTGCAGTAGTTGTCGTAGTTGGAGCAGGGCAAGTTCCTACTTCATAAACATATCCAATTGAATTAACTCTATAATAAGAATTAGATATGTAATATGAATAGTATCCAGCTGGTGCAGATATAGTTTGATTTTCATCAGTAAATACCTGAGTTCCACTTATCAACTGTCCACTTACTGAAGAACTATAATATAATGTGTTACAATTTGCCATATTTTTTAATTTACAAAGCTTCCACTATAGTAGTACCAATTGTTTAGTACTGTTTTAGCATTGATTGCTGTTTTATATATTTTTACTTGTCCAATTCTACCAACATAACTTCTATCTCCAGTATTTGTTGGTTCACCATAATCTAAATCTCCCATTTGGAAACTGATACCATTTCTACCTAAGAATTGATTACCTCCTGCTATAGAAGATGTACCTAAACTACTAGCAGAAACCTGATTACCATTTTGATAAAGTTTTAATCCACTTGCATTCTTACTACCATCATAAGTTACAACTATTTGTTGCCAATCTGATGATGTAAAAGCGTTTACACTTCTAACATATAATTGTTGAGATTCATCTAATGATGCGGTACTTCCATTATTTAAAGTTACACCGAATCTACCTAAAGAGCCTGATGAGTTTAATTCTAATAGGTATCCACTACTAGCATCTCCACTTTGTTTTTTACTTATTAAAGATAATCTTCTTCCTGTCCCAAATGAAGATGATGGTGTTTTATGCCATACTTCAAATGAGAATGGATTATTTATATCCAATTCTAAAATATCCAAACGAGTATATGGAGGTAAATCAAATAAGTCACTACTATTAGCAAATCCAGGCCCTAAATTAGATGCTACTACAACACCTCTTTGGTATTGACTTGCACTTAAAGAAGATGTAAATGATAATGAATTGGAGCCTGTATATTTAGGAACAAATATGTTACCACTTACATTTTGTCTATTTGTACCATATACTGCAACTAAAGCACCTTGATATGCGAATGCTGAACTTGCAGTTACACTACCTGAGGGACCACAATTATATGCATACTTCGAAGCAGTTCCTGCTAAACTAAATACAGATTGTGATACTGTAGTATTTAAGCTTAATTCAAGACAATTTTGAGGTTGCCATACACCGCCTGATGGTGGAGCAAATGATGCAGTATTTGTAAAATCATACCATAAGTGATATGATGAGGATACAAATATACATTGAATACTTTCACTACACGCAGCATTTACATCTGTTGCATTATAGTTAGTTTCCAAACTATAGAACGATGGACAACTTCCAGTTAAAATAATAACTCCTTCAACATCAGTTTCATACCATTTATTTGTTTGATTCCAAGAGTAGTACCCTGCTGATACAGGAATTGTTTGTGCTTGGTTTTGGTATAAGAAGTCTCCTAAGTTTAAACTACTCGTAGTTGAGTTATAATATATTGTTTTGCAATCTGCCATAATTTATTTTTTTAACACAATCCATTATTTAAACATGCTATTTCATCAGAGCCACTACTGAAACTTAAACTTGCACTAAAATTAAATGTAGCTAAAGTAGTTGTGGTAGTAGTAGGTGCTAAAGTAGTTGTTGTTGTTGTAGTTGTACTTTGTAAAGTAGAACCAGATACTATATTAGAATAACTACTAGTAGATTGGAATCCAGGTACACAACTTTGTTTTGCTCTGATATAGTAAATAGTTGAACTATTCAATCCACCAATCGATAAGTTTGCACTACATCCTAAACTTGCACTTACAGGATTAGGGAATGTAATAATTGTATCCGCTTCCAAAGTTATACCATTACACGAAGGTGCGAATGGATAAGATGCACTTACAAACGCCTGTGTACTATTGAATGATGCACTAAATAAGGTTGGTGCCTGACAAGGTGCAATCGTAGTAGTAGTTGTTGTAGGTGCAATTGTAGTTGTTGTAGTAGTTGGTGAGAATGTTTGACAAGTTATACAATTGTTAAATATATTACCTGCTATAGCTCCACTATATTGTGCAGTAGGAACAGGTTGTTGTAAACTCCAACATCCACTTACGAATGAAGAAGTAACATTAACAATTTTTGAGAATGTTAATCCTAAAGTTCCAGTAACAAATTGTACATCAGCTGTTAGTCCAATGTTATCACAACTTATCAATCTCCATCTTTCAGGGCCTGCAGTAGTTGTAGTACTCGTAGTTGATGTTGTTGTAGTAGTTGGGCCAGGAGGAGAAGTACACGGAGCAACGTTAGCAGTAATACTAACATTACCTGCACTTCCACTAATAACCGTTAAGGATGTATTAGGATAAACACAATATGTTTCTGAATTACCAGGTCCACTTTGTGTATCTGTTTGAATACTACCATTACAATCTTGCCATTGAACTTGCACAGCTGCTCCTAAGTAATTTACAATTGTAGTTAAACAAGTAGGTGCTGCAGTAGTAGTTGTACTAGTTGTAGTGGTAGGTGCAATCGTAGTAGTAGTCGTACTCGTCGTTGTAGTCGAAGTAGTCGTAGTAGTTGGAGCTGCAGTTGTTGTGGTACTTGTAGTTGTTGTTGTTGGAGCACCTGTCGTAGTTGTAGTAGTAGGCCCAGCGGTAGTGGTTGTTGTTGGAAGTAAATCAAACAGACAAATGTTTTTATCATTATGAACTGTTATATCAAATGTAGCTACCCAACCTGCTAAACCATTATCGAAGTTATCTTTAAATGGAGTACAATTTATATCACCATCAACTGCAATAGCTTCTACATTTCTTTGAGTGTATGAAGTTAAATCGTTAACAATAGCTAAAGTATTAGCGTGTATATCTACCACATCATCAATTCCTTCAAAAAGAATTACCTGTGCGTTAGTTCTACCATCTGAATCATTATTCTTTAACTTAACTTTATCAGCAACTGTAAGTTGAATAGTAAAGTTTGAAGTTTTAGTTCCAAAGACAGTGTTAGTAATTAAAACGTTTCCCAACGGATATGCTGGAAACTCTCTACTATCTATTTCGAATATATCACCCTGAGTTACCGAACCGATTGAAGGATGGTTACTCATAATGGTTTTGAAATACTCTAATGTATTGTAATAGAGAGTAAAGTTTGTACCGCTATCATTTACTAGTTGTGCCATTCACGTTATATTATAAGTTTATTCCTCCAAAGTATGTGTTTGACATATTTGGATAAATTTGTGTTTGATTACCAACTGATTCTAAGTATTGTGGTATCTCATTAGAAAAAGATATCAAATAGTTTTGTAATCTAGTAGCGTAGTAATCAGCATTTTGTTGTGCCTGTTGCTTTAAGTAATCTATTTCGTTTTTACCTGGTGCAACTGATTGGTCTGAAAGGTGTTTAACTGCTCCCTCACTTTTAAATGAGATAGAAGAGAATGGAATATACTCTACACAACTATACCATATTAAGGTATTCTTTATGTGGTCATCCATCAAATCCTGATAATAAGCACTTAGTGTACCAAATGTATTAGCAGCAATTTTAGTTTGTAGGAAATCAAATAGTACAGTTCCCAATAAATCCATAAGGTATTTATCTTGCGCTGTTCTAACAAAAGGCAATAACTTATCAGCATCTATAGCACCCTGCAATGGAGTGTTCTTAATGATATCGTTTCTGGTAATGAATAAGACGTATGCCATATTTTTATTTTATTTATATACTTCGTAATTATTTGTAAAGTTTGGTTGAGATGTATAAAGCCACTCTTCTTTACTCATCTGTTCGATGTTTTCTGTTGGTTGTTCTACAGCATCGGGGTTTTCCATTTGTCTGTTTGTTTCATCTTCTACCTGCGCAACTGTCTTATCAGTATCTTCAGCTTGCTCACTTAAGATTGCCAATGGTGTTAACTGCTCAAAGTACAATTGTGTATCATCGTATCCACCTTCTAACAAAGCATCTCCTATTGAGTTGATAACTAAGTTTTGGAATGGTTGAATAGTCATTGTTTGCATAATAGAGAATGCTGTTTTCATCTCTTCTGATTGAGAGGAGAATCCATTATTAGCAGTTCTAATACCAAATAGGAGTGGTGATGTAATTCTGTGAGCAACTAATATTCTATCCTGTGCGTAATCAGCAACGTATTGGAACTTCTCGTGTAAGTTTTCAATTTGTATTGTATCAATCGTAGGTTTGTTAGCCGCATCATCGTTAAATGAAATCATAAATCTACCTGCATTTCTTGTGCCTGTAAACTTACGTTCTATTAGGTCTTCGATAGTATCTCTCTCCTCAGGTGCAGGAACTCCACTATTCATATTTACCATTACGAGGGGTAAGAATCCGTTCTCTATGTTGTTAAGGTGTAAGTTACTCAACTCAGCCTCTACGAACGAAAATTGAAGGGCTGCAATCCAATCAGGGATACTATAATAGTATTTACCAGGTGTGTAATTCTTAACCCAAAGTATTTCTCTTTTTTCGTTAGATGTTCCGAAAGCAGGTATTTTGATTTTAGTCTTTTGTGCTTTCATATCGAACCAATCAGTACAATAGAAATAATTCTGAATCTTTGGATTATCGAATAACTTCTCAGCTCTTAGGGTCTGAACAGGTGTATGATAGAATTTAATTACCTTAGTGTGTTCATCATTCCAATATACTTGAAATGCACCATTACCATAAAGTTTTAAATCAAAGATTGCTCTTTTTAATTCTTCTTGTGGTATGATTTTAGCTAATACATCGGTAAACCCTTCGTTCTTAGTGTACAATCCTTTTCCAAAGATTAAATCACTAATACCTTCTATACACGCAGCGTTAGTTGTTGATGTGTTATAAGCTGCAGTTACCTCTGGATAGAAGTCATCCTGCAATCCAATACCGAACGGTACCCAATTATAGCGGGTTTTAGTATCCTCTCTTATTACGGGTACATCCTGCTGAGCTAAGTTTACAACTGAAAAGTTTTGATATCCTTTGTTCATATTACATTATTATAAATTCGTTATCAGTAACATGCGAAACGTACTGATTATTTTGAT